AAGAAGTCGTGATTTCTCACGACCGCTCCAGTCCGGAGTTTATACCGGGCAGAAAGGTCTGGAGATTAGGATCCCCAGGGTCCTAGGTCCTTATACCCGCAGGGTACAAAGACTGTTCTCTTCTTCCAATCAACGCGGTCACGTACTGTATAACCATGAGAGCCTAAGCTGGGAAGCTCAGAAAAGGACAAGGCATGATCACTAAGATCAGACCGAGCCAACTGAACACCCAAATTAGACCACTCACGGCGTAACAGATGTGAAGCGACAGCGGCATCATAATGAAGATACCTGAACCGTCGAGGTACAGGCACCCAAATATTGATGTAAACGCCATCCCAACCATTCTTCCTTACAGAAGCCCATGCACTTGAAGTGTCATGTACAACTGTAGAGATAAGGGTTGGTCCTCGCTGCTGGAAACGCTTCGGTAACCGGTAAACCAGGTCCTTCCAAACTTTCTTAAGACTCGGAGCACGAAGCTCAGAGAACCCTAAGCGAGTTGCAAGGACGGAAATCTGATTTACCAGAGTAAGAGTACCTTGATCATCAAGAGGTTCTTTCCAATAAATCGGAGTGACATCGACACCATCGAAGGCGTCTTTGCCACAAGATTCACGAAAATAGCCAGATGAGAATGACTTTTCGGTGTTAACCTTAAAGCCACAAAAATCAAGGAGTCTAACGATTGAGTCATAAGACTTTGTAGGAACGATTAGATCATCACCGTAAACGGAGATGTCATCATCTATTGAACTACAAAGGGCCCAAAACAGCAAACTTTCTAATTCGAAAGTATAGCCGTTACCCATAGAAGACCACTTAGAGTATGAGACCCAACAACCATCAAGGTTGTAGGCTCCACACCTAAGCGAATCAAAAATGGTGAGCCACGGTTCAGGCAACAATGCCGAAACTACCTCATATGACACAGTGTCGGAAGCGGACGCTAAGTCAATTGTCGCGTACTTCCCAGTACGAGACGAATAGATTGCTAGAGCTTGATTTAAACCTTGAAAGTCTAAGTTTACTCCAAAGTGTTTGAGCCGATTACGAACGTAACGGCCCAAACCTTTCTGGAAAAACATATTCCAACGAGGTTCAACAGCAATAGGTCTATCAGTCTTAGCGCTCTTAGGAACAAATGTGACCGAGTTACCCCTGGAAACAGTTATATCTAACTGCCCAGTTGCGATGTTCCCTGTAAAAAGTCTACCGAGAGTAGTTAACTCACAGAAGACGTTTAAATAGGGGTAAGCACCGCGGGTAACACATCCTGGATTACTTAGTTTATTGTAAGCGGAAGTCATTCCGTGCACAGTAGAACCATCTGCTCCAGGTCCGAAATCACACAACTCAGTCCACGCATAAAGATTCGAACCAAGCACTTTTCCGATTTTTCTTCTGGCAGAATGAAGTATCTGCCGAAAGTCAGGTTGGAGGTTTAACTCCGACTGACGGAAAGATGCCCAGATCGAGTTTGTGCGGAAGCAGAGTTGTTCGGACTCTAAAAACTTATCCTTAGCGACCTGACGTTTATCTATGCTCGTCGGTAACCACTTAGCTTTAGATAAAAGCTTCGTGGCCTGATGAGCAAGGAAGAACTCGTCTGGGTCATTAAAATCTAAGGGATTAAGTTTTAGATTAGCGATCTCGTCCCACATCTTGTTCCTTAGTAGTATTACTACCGCCAAAGAACGTGGACAATCGAGAGCACGAAGGATGGCTTCAGCCACCTCAACGTGACGATCGAGCTCATGCTCTTTCATAAACTCTCCATATGGATGTGGGTAGTGCTGCTAAAACACTACCATGCGAAAATCCTCATAGCTCATAGGTGAAGGACAATACCGACTGCTAACATAACCGCAAAAACGGCTCATGAGATCAGTTTCGGCAAGTCCACAATAGTAGAAACCAGAGGCGAAAAACATTGGAATAATGTTTTGCCGAATCATCTGATAAACCTTCCGTTCAGGTAACGAAGAATCGCTACCAAGAGCAGGAGGAGCATCAGTAATCCAGCACCACTTATCCAAGTCATCCGCCTTACGGCGACCACTATTTAACCTACGAACCTTAGGAGTTTCGTTATACGATTTATTCGCACAACGAAATATCTCGTAGAACATTCTGACAGGTACGTTCTTAGATGAGGAGAAGCCGCAATCAATACAACATGTACTGCATTCGACTTTTCCAATACTAAGAGGTAAACGACAAGAAAGTCTAACAAGACTACTTTTCCCACAAGAGGGACAATCGATGTTGTTTCGAACTAACATTGTTGATCCTTATTGCGGGAAAGCCCGCATAAACCTAGTCTAAGAAATCTTAGACAGGGTGGACGAAGCTTTCCACAGCAGAGGTCACTAGCGCATCGCCCAGAAAGTCAATAAACATTGCTTTCAGGTCTTTGCGATTTTGAAGTGACGACCTAGCAGGGAAAACCAGGTTAAAGTCACCAAGGCATTCAAATGCTTTAGTGGCATAGGTAGCTCCACTCAATGTTTCCATTGAAGGGAGAACCAATTTACCTGTTAAACGCACAGTACCATTCTGATTCTCCTTCAAGGAGAGAGAAGCGGTACCGGCGCCCTGAGGAACTCCACTGTTCGTGTTGTAATCTTTCCAGATCGAAAGATCTGGGGACGACGACACGAGAGGGAAGCTCCGATTTACCGGAGTGCCTGCGGCATCCGTCAGAGTGAGAGTGGTCATGAAGGTTACCTTCTAGATTAGTTAAAGAAAGCCTAGTAAGCAAAAGCAAACTAGACCGGCTATGCATCAACGGTAGGAATTACCTCCCGCAAATGCAGTCGTTAGTAAAGCTATAGCTTCACTAGCGTGGAGGAGAGAAGAGGGATCCTTAAAATGTGGCGTAGGAACCGATGGAAAACCACCGAGTCCACTCCTTTCGTAGCTACTACCGGAAACAACGTGCTTGCCACCACTAAAAGATAGGGTGACAGGACCGCTGGATACGGATTCGCTACCAGGCGTCACGGTCACTTTGCCTTTACTTTTCTGACTAATCCAACCCCTGTTAAATATCAGGCCGTTGTCATAGTCAAAATTGTTAAGGTACGCACCAACAGGTAAAAACCAATCAACAACGAACGAGTATGGGACAAGTTCCCATGCCACGCTGAGTGGATTAGTAATACCTGTGCTAGCGGCAACGGAAGCCATTGAGCTTCCAATACCGTATTCTATGGTACCATTTGCGGTACACTCAAACTGCACATCGACTTCAGCATGAGGATAAGGGTATCCACGAGGAATAGAAACATGAAAATTGTCTCTATAAGTCGCAGAAGCCGTTACCTTATTTGCTGGAGAACGATATGTAGTCGCTTGAGCGAGTTCTTCACAAGCTCCATAGACGTCACTCAGAAGAGGTTTCCACCCATATTGAAGGGCAAGAAAATCCTGAGCTGGCGAGCTAAGTCCTGGCGGACGATGTCCACCTTGACCTATGCCATCACCTGATGTTAGAGTTTTTACAGCCGATGCAAACTTGCCGGAACGCACTTGCGTGAATACATTAGCTATTCGCGTAGCCGCGCTTGCGACAGTACTGCATGTCTTATGAAACTCTGCACCAACGAGAGCAACATTAACGTGTTGATTCTTAACGCGAGTTTCGAGTTTTGAGACACAAAGATCCCAAGCTCGAGATTTAACGTAAGAACAATCATTAAAGTATGCCTCTGGTGATGATATTCCTGAAGCTAGAGTTGTAGGGTACTGACCTGAAACAATACCAGTATTCGGAGACGAATCCGAACCTGATATGTTACAGGAAGTAACCTCCGCATCTATACTCCAGGAGGTATAGTTGTTATCCTGTATTACACGAGGCCAGCCAGGAGTGTTACCGCCAACCTTATCAGCAGCTCTTTGAAGAAAAGAAGAGCCCTGAAAGTAAGGGGTGACGGTACCATTCGAGTATGACCAAGTGAAATGACAGCTTTCGCTGCCATTTAAATTTACAGGAAAACCGCGTCGTGACATAAATCCCTCCGAACACTCAATGTAACAATACAGAGAGTACTCCACGGATGAGACTACGAGGCAGCCATCATTGGCAGCTCATAGGAAGATCACATCTTTCGAAGTGAGGCCTCACCCGAGATCCCAAGCTAAGCTTGGGG